CATCCATCAGGCTATGTGCCACTCAATCGGGATCCGGATGGATTTGTGAATATCCCGGATGGCATAGATGAAGAACTGCCATTTACATGATCATCAGAACTGGAGGTCACTATGATATCTGACATGATCCGCACATCCAGTGGCGTGCGATTCGGATGTGCCGGTCCGGTTACTGCACAGGCTCCAGAAGCGATAGAAGAGAATAAAAAACATAACGGCCGTCGGATCCGTCAGTATTCGATCGACGGGCATCTGGTTGATGAGTGGCAATCAATTCATGAAGCAGCTAGAGCCACAAAAACGACAAGGAGCAACATAATCAGGGCAATAAACGGAGAGTCGAAAACAGCAGGAGGCTTCCGCTGGTGCTATGCGGATGATGATTACATGATGCAATACATCACTGCAGAAGCGATCAATCAGTCAATGAAACGCCGTCGCAGTCGCAGAGGCATTCCAATCGCACAGTACAGTCTTGATGGACAATTGATCCGTATATGGAACTCTACCAATGAAGCCGCAGACTATATGGAAATCAGTAAAACGGCAATATCGTTATGTGTGTCAGGAAAGAGTAAAACCAGTCATGGATACATCTGGAAGCGGGCAAACAGGGAGGAAGAAAGTGAAAAGTGAATGGAAAGTCAGCCACACGTACGCAGGCATGGAATTAATCTATCAGGTATACCGTCTGAGAGATACCGCAGAATGCGATCACAGCGGTAATAGAGAGATAGTCGGCACGTTTGACAGCGAAGAGGCTGCGCAGGAATACGCTGAGGAGCTGAACAGGAGGCGGGAATGACATACAAAGACAAACTGCAGTCACTGATCGACCATTACGGCCTGCAGGAACAGTCCGGGCAGTGCATCGAAGAATGTGCGGAACTGATCCTCGCGCTGCGCAAGTATTGGCGATTCGATCCGATCAGGCATGATACGGTTACCCATGAGAACCTGCGGCGGGACATCGCCGACGAACTGGCCGATGTCCAGATCATGATCGATCAGATGCGGATCGGGTTTAATGTCAGCGACCTGGTCGATGAGCGCATCCGGTACAAGCTGGAGCGTCAGCGCGAGCGCATGGGAGCACAGGAGGGGCAATGATGAACAACACAATCTACAGACAAGCGGCGGTTGATATCGTTGAATTCGAGTGCGGAGAGTGGATCGGGTTGGCGAGAACGATTGTAAAAAGAATCAAACAGCTACCACCCGCACAACAAGAGCGGAAGACCGGTCAGTGGATAAAGCGCAAAAAAGGAGCGCTCGGTTATGACTGCACATGTTGCGGAAAGTCTGAGATAAGCAATCATTTTGATTATTGTCCACATTGTGGTGCAGATATGAGAGGAAATTAGTAATGGCATTCAAAAAGGGTGACAAGTTTATTTTGGAACTTGGTGCAGAGCGGAAGATGTTTCGTGAGTTTGAGATTGCAGGAACTGATCTGTACGTGAAAACTGATTTGTTGGAGAAACTGACGAGGTTAGAACCATCCGCAGAGCCAGAACAAAAGATCGGCCATTGGATAATCCGCAGGTGGGGTGATGATGCAAGGTGTTCTGTATGTGGCAGGACATTTAAGGACGTATACGACATGGATAATAGCGATAATTACTGCAGACACTGTGGGACAAAGATGGAGGGACTAATAAATGGATGACACAATCAGCAGACAAGCATTGCCATCCGCAGAACCAGAAATCACAAATGAAGAGATACGCTTTGCACTCAAACAACTTAGAGCGTATTTGGCAATTAAAATACGAGATGGGAAAGATGGTAGTGTTCCAGTCGAACTTTCGCAACTTGTTAAAGAAATTCAAAAATATTTTGAAAATATGCCATCCGCACATCCAACGCATACCAACACGCCCAATGCGTTGGAATCGTTGGACTGCATCAGCAGACAGGCGGCAATTGATGTGCTTGCAAAACTTATTCCATACGCAATTGATGATGATGTCTCAAGAGCGTACACAGATGGACTAACAGACGCTTACGATCTGATTTGCCAGCTGCCATCCGCACAGCCAGAGCATCGATGGGTGCAGGTAGAAGATACTCTGCCGGAAGACGGTCACGAGGTGTGGGTAACGATCAAGGGACATGACGTGATCTACTGCCGGGCAGGCGAAACCATCGAAGAGGCCGTTGAACGGATATCGAAGGAGCGTTGGGTGACCCGGGCGTATTGGAGCAAGGAAGAAAACGGATGGAATGATCCGGCATTTGGGTGTCCTCTTATTGTGAGACCTATAGCATGGATGGACATTGATGTACCTGAGCCGTTTAGAGAAGAGCTGCATGAATGAGAAAGGTAATGGACAATGGCAAGAAGCATTAATAATAAGCATACAGTAGGTGAGTTACAGCAGATGCAATCATTGTCATTGGAGTCAAAGATAGCGATGACAAGGACACGCATCAAAGCATGGGTAAACGAATACGGCGAGGATGGCGTGTATGTTTCCTTTTCTGGCGGTAAAGATTCTACTGTGCTGCTTCACATCGTCAGGGATATGTACCCGGGGATCAAAGCTGTGTTTGTTAATACCGGACTGGAATATCCTGAGATTGTCAAGTTTGTGAAGACGTTCGATAACGTGGACATTATCAGGCCGAAAATGAACTTCCGGCAAGTAATCGAAAAGTACGGATATCCGTTCATCAGTAAGGAAGTTTCGGAATGCGTTTATGGTGCACGAAGATACTTGACAAGCGTGATCGAAGAGATGAACGCTCTTGACAGACAGACAGACAGACAGACAGACAGACAGACAGACAGACAGACAGACCATACTGGCACCAATTCAAACGAGTATGCGGATTGGAAGAGTATTCAAGGTCTTACAGAGCAGACGGATCAGGAAGTGCTGCAATTACGGAGAACCACGGAAATCTTAAAAAAAAACAAATATGGCAAGCTATCCAGAAGTGCCAGAAAACAGGAATCGGTGGGGGGGTAGAGTCAGGGACTTTGCAAATCTCACCGGAATCAGAACTAATAAGCCACGCAGTATCGACTGTAGGCTTTGGGAAAACTATCGACAATTTGCGGGGACAGAGACTGATGGGGATCAATCGCAAGGACGGAAAAGCGACGATGGAGAATATCCCTAGCAGTCTTCCGGACAGATCAATGTTTTCATGTGAGCGGTATCAATTCTTTCTGGATGCACCTTTTGAAATCAGCAACCAGTGCTGCAAGGTCATGAGTAAGCTCCTGCAGATCGCGAACGGAGCCGTCTACGCGGAAGGCGGGGCGGTCATGCGGATCCACGACGAGAAGGCGCAGGCCCTCGAGGAGATCATCGACACGACCGGTGAGCCGGTCCTCGTGTTCTACAGCTTCCGGCACGACCTCGAGACGATACAGCGAAGGATCCCGGAAGCGAGGACGCTGGAAGGGCCGGAGGACATCGCGGCATGGAACAGGGGCGAGATTCGGGTGCTGCTGGCGCATCCTGCGTCCGTGGGCTACGGCCTGAACCTGCAGGAAGGCGGTCACGTGATCGTGTGGTATGGGCTCACGTGGTCACTCGAGTTATACCAGCAGGCTAACGCAAGACTACACAGGCAGGGGCAGGAGCGGCCGGTGATCATGCACCACCTGATCACCGAGGGAACAGTCGACGAGCAGGTCATGATGGCGCTGCAGGCGAAGGACACGAGCCAGGCAGCCCTTCTGGCGGCCTTAAAAGAGAGGAGAGAACGAGATGAATAGACAAAGAAAGGTTCTCGTGACTGTAACATACAACGAATTGGGAGTGATTGTTGATACAAAAACTGAGGAACTGGATTCATCCGCAGAGACAGAGCAAACAGATTGTGAATATTGTCACGAAGACTCCGACGGATATGTCCGTCCCATCGAGAAGAACTCGCATGTATGGCTTGTCAGACGGGGGAAAGCTGTAAGGCTTCGTGTCGGATTAAAAGGCGAATACAGAGAATGCGATATTCTATATTGCCCGATGTGCGGAAGGAGATTGACTGATGGATGACTTAATTAGCAGGCAGGAGGCAATAGAAGAACAAGAAGCGTATATGGCAGAGAAGCCGCTTGACGGATATGAGGATGAATGTTCCTTGATAGATATCCTTAAAAAATTGCCATCCGCACAGCCAGAACCTGCGATTCCGCTGTCATGGATAGAAAACCACATTGAACGGCTGCAGAGTTTGGACAATGCATTTGCAAATCTAACAGCAGTACAGATATCAACAATGGTGCAAAAATGGAGGGACGAAAAGGATGGCTGAATATCATGTAGGCTGTGGAGCGTTTGGAATCTATGCCGGAACGCTTGAGCCAAGGAACAAAACGCTATGGCGAAATAAGTCGGATGTAACAAATGAAGCATTATGCGCAGTTGCAGAGCATCTCCTCTTTGAATGCAAAGAATTTCAATTCGAGCATAAAGGTAAGTGGTATGTCATGCGGATTGAAGAAATGGAAGGTGGGCAGCAAGATGTTTGTTGAATTGAAAAGACGGGAATACTATCGCGGCGGTTATATTTCCGACCAGGCGTTATTTGCAATAGACGATATTTCCAGAGTTGTGCAATGTAAAGACGATTGGAACTTTACAAACGTCATCACGAAAGACGGAAAGGTACACACGATTGCAGAAAAATACGAAGACGTAGCTAAGAAAATCCGTGATGCAGAGAGGAGACAGTGATGCGAATATTATACGGTTTTATCGTGGCCGCTATATGGGTATATGCAGTTGCTTTTGTTTGTGCAAAAGCGCAGTACATTTTGAACGGAGATACGCTGATTTTGACTATAGCAATCATTGCCGCAGGAGCAATGGCAGGCGCTGATTGAGCACGAGAACGGAGAAAGACGATGGTAGAACTAACTGACGATGAAGCTGAATCACTTGCCGATTACCTATGGCTGAGCTTAATTCCGTTTATCCAAGATCGAGACAACGAAGTTGATAATCTTGTATATGCTCGGAATATCGCAAACATCTGGTATAAATGCGATAAAAGCCGGAAGGAGGCGCACAATGAGAAATGATCTGGTAAACCGTCGTGCAGTGATGGACTCACTCTGCAAGGAATATAACCGGCGGTATGCACTCGGCGAGCGCGACGGCCTGAAGCTCGCGTGGATTGAGAAAGCGGTCAATGATACGCCGCCGGCATCGCAGAGCGAGCTGCTAAAAGCTATGGAGGATGACTTGAAATGACGATTACTACAGGCACAAAACTGGTGCTGTTCGGATTCTGGTTCGGTGTCATGTTTGGATATGCGTTTAGGATGATACAAGAGAGGGGTGAAGATGATGAACCATGAAGGATACGCGGATCCGACTGCAGACAAAGCTATTAGCAAAGCCTCACAGACGCCGCTGGAGATCATGAAGGTTATCAACCTGATGAAACAGTTTGCTGACGCGTGTGGGCTGGAGGTTATCGGCAGGATCCAGGTAAGGGACAAGGCAACCGGTAAGGAATGGAGGTAGATATGTACTGGAAGCCTGATGATGTTGCTAATGTCATTTTTACAGCTGGCGTCAGCATATTTATTGCCTGCATGGGCATCGGCATGCTGATCCTGGCTGTTATGGGGTGGACATGATGGATTATAAAACACTTTACGAGATCTTGAATGGATTAATGACCTGTGTTGAGTTTACGGCTAGAGTCAGCAGCAGTTCATCATGCAGCGATTGCAGTAAAAGAGATTCATGTGAGTATGTACCAGCAGAGGGAGAGACGAATCGATTTAACTGCCCTCTCTGGGAAAAATGGGAGGAGGGCGAATGAGATTTTTGGCGGGAATGATGACCGGAGTAATGTTCGGATTTTTCCTCAGCGCCTTATTCGAGGCAGGAAAGGGGTACGACGAAGATGGATCTAAACCAGACATATCGGTATTTGATGAGCGTGCGGTGGACGAGCAGTCTGATCAGGCTCAGGACGATTAAGCGCAACATGTTGCAGAGCCGTCTCCTGCCTAAGGCGATCACTTACGATGGTGATCGGGTACAGACATCTCCATCTGACACGATGAGCGAAATTGCAGGCGAAGTGCTTGACCTGGATAAACAGATCGAAAAGCTGATCGTGTCAAAGCAGCGCAAAATCGAAAAGCGATACACAGACATCGCGCAGCTTGACGATGAAATGGAGCGAATCGTTCTCGCAGGCTACTACTTGGAAGAGCTGTCAATGTATGATGTCGCTGATGCAGTTGGTTACTCCTACCAGCACACATGCAGGATCCGGAAAAACGGCGTCATGCATTTATCGGAGGCGCTTCAAAGCAGGCATTATGAGAACAATGAGAATTTTTCTGATGTAAAATAGTATCGTGGACATGTGGACAGATAATTGCTTCTTCATTTTGTTACCCTCCTTTCTTTGGCCCTTTGCGAATTACCGCAAAGGGCTTTTGCCTATGATTTACAAACGATGCCCACGGTGCGGAAAAAGACTGCCCTCGGGAAAAACATGCACGTGCAAAAGAGAATACGCGCCTCCGGAAGGAACAAGAAAACTCTATCATTCCTACAGATGGCAGAAACTGCAGCAGACGGTTATGGCCATGTATGGCGGCATGGACCAGTGGGAGCTGGCTAGAGGCAGAGTCACACCGGCGCAGGTCGTGCATCACATCGTTCCAGCGGAGGAGGATCCTGATCTGTTCTGGTCACCGTCCAACCTGATCCCGCTGTCGAGGGCGTCGCACGACGAGGTGCACGTGCTGTACCGTGAGGGTGGAGAGCAGCGTGAGCGTGCCATGAGCGTGCTGCGGGCGCGTGTGCGCACACTGGGATGAGACCGGGCGGCGCTGACGAGGGACCCAGGGGGGCATTGAAAAGTTTGCTTTTTCCGAAGCTAGACCGCCGCCCTAGAAATCTTCACGTAAAATTCTAAAAACCTCGCCCGCGTACGCGCGCGCGGTATGGAAGGAACGATTATGGCGAGACCTCGAAAACCGATTGATATTCAGACCGGAAACCTGCTCCGGCAGACGAAGACGGAACGGAGCTACGAAGAATCGCTGATCTCAACACAGAAAGATCAGATCGGGAAAATCCAGAGGAAGATGTTTTGTGACTCAACCGCTTATAAAGAGTATAAGCGTAACCTGCCGCAATGGCTCGACAGCGATTTTATCAGCAACCAGGAACGCAATGACATTATCGTTTACTGCAACTCCTGGAGCCGGTACTGCCGTCTGACACAGGAAATGAAAACGGAGGAAGAATTTCTCGAGAACAAGATGGGTCAGCAGTATCCTAATCCCAAAATCCGGGAAGCAGGGGATGCTTATAAGATGATGACGGCAGCAGGCAACAAGTTGGGTATGTCTTTTTCTTCCAGACTCAGCGCTGCCGCGGCGAAAGCAAAAAAGCAGCAGCAGGAGCTGGAGGAAGAGTTTGGTGATATCTGATGACAAACCTGGAGGAAATCACAGAATACGCCAAGGACTGCATAGACGGTAGGATACCATCGTGTCAAAAGCATACCTGGGCATGCATGCGGCTGCTCAGAGACATTGATCGAATCGGGACACCAGACTTTCCATACCTCTGGGACGAAACAGAGGCAAATAAAATAGTGTCGTGGTTCCGTCAGCTGCATCACAGCAAGGGTCCTCTGGCGGGCCAGCCGATAGAGCTGACAGCCTGGCAGAAATTCCGGGAGTGCCAGATTTATGGATGGCGCCACAGGATAACCGGATACAAGCGTTTTCGGAATAGTTTTACAGAAGTTGGGCGGAAGAACGCGAAGAGCCAGATGGAAGGCGGCGAGGCGTTATATGCTGCGGCGGTAGAATCAACGAAGAACCACGAAGTCTATGAAATATATACGGCTGGTACGAAACGCGAGCAGTCAAAAATCGTTTTTACAGAATGCGACCTTATGACTCGTGGGACGCTGGTCCGGTCGAAGTACAACTTCCGCAGAGACGGAATTGAACACATAAAAACGGGATCTACGATAAAGCCCCTGTCGAAAGAGGACAGTAAGACAGGAGACGGATCCAACCCTGCTCTCCTGATCATCGATGAATATCATCAGCACCAGACCACAGATTTTTATGATCTTGGGCTCGGATCGGCGACAAAGGAGCCAATGACCACCATCATCACCACGGCAGGGAAGGATCTCACATACCCATGCTTTACGCAGGAGTACAAGCTGTGCAGCCAGATCCTCGATCCGGGTTGTGATATCGAGAACGACGCATACTTCATCGACATCTGCGAGGCGGATCCCGGCGATGATCCTGGGGATATCAATACCTGGAAGAAGGCAAACCCGATCAGGGCATACCATGAGAACGGCCTGAAGGAAATAGAGACGGCATGGAACATCGCAAAAGAAGTGCCGGAGAAGATGACGGCGTTCCTGACAAAGGTGCTCGACACCTGGGTGATGGCCAGGGAAAACTCGTACATGGACATGGCCAAGTGGAAAGCCTGCGAGGTAAAGGAGCCGCCGATTGAATTAAAGGGCAGATCAGTCTATGTCGGTTTCGACATGTCATCAAAGATTGACCTGACGAGCGTGTCGTTTGTCGTGCCATATCAAATCGATCAGGTAGACGATACTGGCAAAAAGGTCGTCAGGTATTACCTTTGGACGCATAGTTTCATTCCGACGCTGGAAAAGCTCCGTGAGCACATCGTCAAAGATAAGGTGCCATATGACGCGTGGGAGCGCCTGGGGTACCTCACGCTCACGAATACGCAGATTGTCGACCAGTCAGCAGTCATGCGTTACGTGCTGGACACATGCGAAAAGACCGGGATGATCATACAGTGCCTGTGCTTTGACCCGGCGAACGCGTCAAAGATCATGATGGACCTCTCAAATGAAGGGTACACGGTCGAAGAAGTATTCCAGTCGCATAAAAGCCTGAACGAGAGCACTCAGACATTCCGGGAGCAGGTATATGCCGGAAATGTTTCATATACGCATAACCCACTGCTCAATTATGCAATGTCAAATGCGGTCATCCGGCAGAGCAACGGAATGATTAAGATTGATAAAGACGCGAGCACTAAGAGGATCGACCCGGTCGATGCAACTCTTGGTGCTTTTAAATTGGCTTTGTACCACGATTTCGGCATGGAGGGCTATGAGGAGTATGTCGAAGGATTTTTAGACAGCCTTGGGACGCGAGGAAAATAACATGGGAAAGAAAAAGAGGATGAAAAACGCGGTGGATGTTGATACCACCGGCAGGGATACTGCCAGTCTGAACGAGCGGAAGCTGCTTGAATGGCTGGGAATAGATCTCGATAAACCGGAGTCCATTGCGGAAACGACCTATTACACGTGCCTGAAAGTCCTCTCCGAGACGATGGGAAAAATGCCGCTGAAATACTACAGGCATAATCCGGATGGCGGGAGAGTGAGGGAACCTCCGAACGATGTTGGATCACTCCTGATCACCAGGCCGAATCCAGCAATGACGCCGTCGACATTCTGGACGACGATGGAAGCGAACTGTCAGCATTACGGCAACTCTTACGCCTGGATCCAGACAGAATATGTCAAGAACGGACGCTATGGAGGCACTTACAGAGCAAAAAGCATCTGGCCGATGCAGTCAGACATGACGAGCGTGATCATGGACGACATAGGCATTTTCGGCAACGCAGGACAGCTCTACTACAAATACACGGATCCGCGGACGTCGAGGACCTACGTTTTCAACCAGGACAGCGTAATACACATAAAAACCTGGCTGACGTGGGATGGAGTCATGGGGAAATCCGTTCAGGATATCCTCAAGGACACCATTTTCGGCGCGGGATACTCACAAAAACATCTTAAAAATCTGTATAAGAGTGGCCTAACGGCTTCCAGTGTGCTCCAGTACACCGGAGATCTCAACGAACAGCTCCGGAACAGGCTGTCGAAAGAATATAACAGCCTCCTGACTGGCGCAGAAAATGCAGGGAAGGTGGTGCCGCTGCCGATTGGCATGACACTCACTCCGATTAACTACAAACTTTCGGATGCACAGTATATTGAGCTCAAGAAATACACGGCGCTGCAGATTGCGGCTGCATTCGGCGTAAAGCCTAACCAGATCAACGATTATGAAAAGTCGAGCTATGCGAACTCAGAGTCGCAGCAGCTGGCTTTTTTGGTTGATACGATGCTGTACCGCATAACGCACTATGAGCAGGAGATCAACTACAAATGCCAGACGAAGAAGCAGGCGGATGACGGCTGCTTTTATAAGTTCAACGAAAAAGTGATCCTGAGGGCGGACGCGGAAACGCAGATGAAGACGCTCACATCTGGCGTTGAACATGGAATTTATATGCCGAACGAAGCGCGGGATATGCTGGATCTCCCGCCGGACCCGGACGGGAACGTCCTGATCGTGAATGGTAACTTTGTGAAGATCAAGGATGTCGGTGCGGCGTATGGAAAGGAGGACAGTCAGTCATGATTTTTAATGTTAGCGGTGATATTGTCGGAAATGATGACGCCGTTTTTTACAGATGGTTCGGATGGGACTGTACCTGCCCGAAGCATGTACGTAACGCACTGAACAATTTGGCAGCAGGCGAAAAATTTGAAGTGAAAATCAACTCCGGAGGAGGCAGCGTATTTGCTGGCAAGGAAATCTACACCATCCTGCGGGGCAGAGACGATGTCACTATCGAAATCGAATCGCTCGCGGGATCCGCGGCGTCTGTGATCGCTATGGCCGGACATTGCGAGATGTCCCCGGTAGCCACGCTCATGATCCACAACGTGTCAATTTACGGTGCAGGTGGTGACTACCATGACATGGACAAGTACAGCGAGATCCTGCAAAACGAAAATGAGACACTGGCGTACGCATACGCCGAAAAAACCGGGAGAAAAATCGATGAAATCCTGGAATTGATGGACCGCGAGACCTGGATCAATGCACAGCAGGCGCTTGAGTATGGTTTTATCGATGCAATCACGAAACCGGCAGTGTCAATGAGCAATGCAGTGCATGGTATGAGGCTTACTGATGAGCTGCGCAAGCTGGCGGAGGAGCAGATGGCCAAGGCCGATGCTGATAAGCAGGCAGAAGCGGTAAAAAAGGCAGAAATTGAGGCGAGGAAGGCCGCTGTATTGAGCGACCTTGCTATGTTCGGCGTATAAGTCGAGCAAAACTATTAAAGGAGACAGCAATGAACAAGAAATTACAGGAACTGCTTAACCAGATCAACCAGAAGAAGCTGGAGATCAAAAATTTCGTAGATCAGGACATGATCGACGAGGCAGAAAAAGCAAAGGAAGAGCTGCAGGCCATGCAGAAGAAGTTTGACATCCTGAAGGATGTTGTAGATCCGGAAGGTGACGGAACTGCAAAGCCGATCGACCAAGCAAGGGCAGTCGTTCCTGCAGCAGGACAGAAGGATGCCGTGCATGAGTTCGCGGAAATGGTCCGTTCCCTGCGCTATATGAACTACAACAAGGAAGGCGTCAACGAGGATGGCGGCTACACTGTCCCTGAAGACATCCAGACCAGAGTTGAAAAGTGGAAAGAGGCAAAATTCTCTCTTGAGCGACTGGTTTCCGTCGAAAGAGTCACAACTCTGTCCGGCAGAAGAACCTATCAGAAAAGATCCGCCCACACTGGATTCTCGAAGGTGGCCGAGGCCGGCAAGATCGGAGCTGTGGCAGGTCCTAAGTTTGAGATCCGTGAATATACAGTTGAGAAATATGCCGGTTATCTGCCTGTGACGAACGAGCTCCTGGAAGACTCCGACGCGAATATCACAGACGTACTTGTCGAGTGGCTGGGCGAAGAAGACATCGCAACCAAAAATGCCCTTATCCTGGAACAGATCGAACTGAAGACCAAGACGCCTATGACCGGCCTTGACGATATCAAGGCAGCGCTGAATGTCACACTTGGCCAGGCATTTGCAGCGACATCCGCAATCGTTACAAACGATGACGGATTTAACTGGCTTGATACTCTTAAAAAATCTGCTGACAGCAACGAGTATCTGCTCAAGCCCGCGCAGGATCAGACAAGCCCCATCAAGTATTTCATCGCGATTGGCGGCCGTGTGGTCCCCGTCGTAGCTGTTCCGAACGGTGTTTTCGCATCTGAAGTCACAGGTGAAGGCGACAACGCGGTAACAAAGGCGCCATTTATCATCGGCGATCTGAAAGAATACGTGAAGCTGTTTGACAGAAAGAGACTGACACTGCTCTCCAGCAACGTCGCATCTGCCGGTTCCGGCGCGAATGCGGTCAACGCTTTCGAACAGGATCTGACTCTGATCAGAGGCATTGAGAGACTGGATGCGGTTGTCCTGGATGAGGACTCTATTGTTTACGGACAGATCGCCCTGGGGTGACCAGCGGTGTGACATCCCTCGCTGATCAGGCGGACACTGATGGCAGCGGCGAGCTCTCGCAGGAAGAGCTTGCCGCGCTGACCATCGCGCAGATCAGGTCCATCGCGACAGAGAGGGGATATACTATCACGGCGACAAGGAAAGCCGACATTATAGCGGAATTCCTTGCGCAGCAGGGGTAACGACATGATTTGGAACGAGCTGAAAGATGCGGCATTTGAAGATGTCGTCCAGGATCAGAATTTTATAGATCTCCGCGATTACCTGAGAGCGGAAGAGGATGATGACCGGACTGTGTTTCTTTGTGCTTTGGCCGCCATGGAGTACATCATATCCGCAGTCGGGGCGTTTGATGAGGACGACCAGACGGCGGTTTTGGTGTTCAAGGCGATCACGCAGGAATTTTATGACAACCGGATCCTCAAAGACAGTCGTGCATCACTTACGCAGCCGTTCCAGCGGATATCATACGTAAACGAGTCCATGCTGCTGCAGCTGAAACTTAAGCATGACCTGAAGCAGGAGGCAGCGGGATGAGTGAGGTAAGAGGTGTCAATCCCGGGCGGCTGAATAAGAAGCTGTCAATATATCGGTATGTTGATACGACCTCGTCAATGGTATCCAGCAGGACAAAACTGGTACCTGTTCGTACGGTGTGGGCTGAGCTTAAGCCGACCAGGGGAACGGAGTTCTTGGAGTATTACAGGGACTCCAACCTGCTGCAGTATAAAGTCACGATGCGATATGTATCGGACATTACCGAAAAAGACGTCCTGGTGTACAAAGGCCGCCAGTTCGAAATCAACTCGATCATAAACATCGGCGAGGCGAATACAACTCTTGAGATCTACTGCACGGAGATGAAGGACAAAACCATTCCGGAGGTGGAATGATGGCAGCCTACTTCGAGATCACCGGTCTGGATGAACTGAAGGCAGATGTCACTAAGTTGTTGAGAGACTATCCGTCGGAAACAGAGGCAGAACTGGAAAAAGTCAGCAACGATTTTAAAAAAGATGTCAACAAAAAGTTTCCGAACGACGGCAGATCCGGAACGAAGCCGGTTGCGAAGAGCTGGAAGAAATCAGAACTGAAAGACACGCTCACAGGCATGACCTTCGGCATTTCGCTTTCGAACAAAGCACCGCATTTCCATCTGGTTGAGAATGGCCATCAGCTGATAATCTCGCCGGAGCATTACGCACGGCTGAAGAGCAGTAATACAGCATACTCAACCAAGACGACCGGAAAAACGACAGGAAACAAAAAGAAAACCAAGACACAGAAAATGATGCACATGGGATTTGTCCAGGGCAAACACTACTGTGAAAAGACCAGAAACGAATGGAACAATGGAGAATTTGCCATGCGCGTTGAGAAGCACGTCGATAAATTACTGAAAAAGTACGACCTATGAGGATTAGAGATATAAAGACAGCTTGCAATAAGCTGCTTCTGTCAGCCGTCGAAGGCTGCCGCGTATATGATACGGACACGAAAGACGGCTACATCAGGCCTGCTTTCTTCACGGAAATTATTCCGCGTTCATATCGTAATATCAGCCAGTCGGCACTACAGATGGGGATCACCTATAAGGCGACGCTGCTGGAAACCACACACGATGAAGCGTTTTGCCTTGACGCCGTTGATGCAGTGCGCGAAGCGTTCGGCCTGACAGTCAAATGCGAGAGCGGCTTCAGGTTGCTGGTCGATGAAATTGAATGGGACTGGATAGACAACAGTAATGATGTTCTGCAGATCACTATAGATTTTGCTGAGTTCGTAGCGGTCCGTAATCTCCGAGGTAAACCGTATTCCGGAGACATGATGGAAGTCCTCGACATGGATGTTTACATGCAGACAACGGGCGGAGATTTGAAGAGCGTGATCAATGCGATCCGTGACGGCAAGATCAGATTTTACTTTACCAATGAAGGGCGGCTCAGAGCCAGAAAGCTTGATATGCCTGATGAATATGTTTATTTTGATTCTGATCAGGGGCATCTGACCGCCAGCATCATAGAATCACTGAGCCACGCGCTCACTTTTTATATCGACGGAACCGGCCACGTGTTCGCGAGCTTGAACACGGAAGCTGATTTCAAGGATATGTTTAATATTTATGTTACTGCAAAGGAGACATAAACAATGGGAGCACCCAGTATCAGCATAGCCTTTATTGAAAAGGCTCAGGAAACAATCAAACGCGGTGAGCGCGGCATTATCGCGATGATCCTCAAGGACGCGGTAGACAGTAATTTTACTGTTATCACGGCCATGGATATCCCGACGACACTTACCGCGGCCAACCAGCAGTATATCCGTAACGCTCTGATGGGCTATGATACGCAGCCCAAAAAGATCATCGTCTGCGTGATTACTACTGACAACTACACACCTACGCTTAACTATCTGGCCACGCAGAAGTGGAACTGGCTGGTTATTCCGACGGTTGAAACAGATGAGAAGACGCAGGATGTCGTGACCTGGATCAAGAACCAGCGCAACGACCTGCACATGACCTACAAAGCCGTACTGCCGAACGTCGCTGCGGACTGCGAAGGTATTGTCAACGTCACAACCGGCTATACCTACAACGGAACTGCATACAGTGAGGAACAGGCCTGCGCACGTGTCGCCGGCATCATCTGCGGAACATCCGACAGCAAGTCCTGCACATATGCACCGCTGCGTGAGGCATCCGACTGTGAGCGCCTTACAAAGGATCAGCTTGATGCAGCAGTTGACGCTGGTCAGTTCGTCTTCTTCTGGGACGGCGAAAAGGTCAAGGTCTGCCGTGGCGTGACATCCTTTACCACAAAGACCGCAACCAAGGGTGACAGCTTCAAGAAGATCCGTCTGGTTGAGATCATGGATATGATCCGTGATGATATCACCATCACGGCACAGGATAATTTCATCGGCAAATATCCGAACAACTATGACAGCAAGTGTGTCCTGATCACAGCGATCAATGAGTATTTCCACACGCTGGTCCGCGAGGGAATGCTTGACGCAGGTTTCTGCGAGATTGATATCGATAAGAACATCAGCTGGATCCGCACACACGGCGGCACGCTGGTTGTCGATGATGTTGAGATCCCGCTGGAGGATGCAACTGAACAGCAGATCAAAGAAGCACCGACCGGCTCCATCGTCTATCTGCGTGCAGTCATCCGGATGCTTGACGCTATCGAGGACATCGTCCTTGACATCTACATCGGATAAGGAGGAACACCATGCAGGGATATGATAGCGATAATGTAATCAATGGCACTTTTGGCGAAATCTGGTTCGATGGCGAATACATGGCCGAAGTCAAGAAGTGCCGTCTGGAAGTCGGTGTTGAGTACGAGGAGATTTCCCGCGTGCGCAATCTGATCCCCGGACAGAAAATGACCGCCCTGAAGCCCGAAGGCGAGGTTTCATTCCACAAGGTTTCATCCACTGTTACCCGGAAGGTTGCCGGCAGGGTGCGCCATGGCAAATCACCCAAGTTCACAATCATCAGTAACCTGGACGATCCGAATGCTCTGGGCGCTGAGCGTGTGGCTGCTTACGGCTGTGCTTTCGAAAAGCTCAGCCTTGCAGACTGGGAAGCCGGAAACATCGGTGAAGAGAACTACAGTTTTAAGTATGAGGAGTTTGAGCTGCTTGATCTGATCTGATCTGATCGTTAGCACAATAGGAGGTTACCTTGAATACTATAGATTTGCTCATGAAGATGGATGCCGGCGAACTGACAAAGGTTCCGACCGGCGAGATGGAAATAAAGCGCCTGTCGAAGAAGGCAGGCGAACCGTTCGTCATCCAGTACAAAGCGATGAGCGGCAAGAGAATCACGGAGCTTGTCAGAAACTCAACTGATGATAATGGCAAGATCCCCGGGGCGAAAGAATATGACGGAAACCTGATCCTGATTGGCGAGGCACTTACGTCTCCGGACTTGAAGAACAAGGACCTGCAAAAGCACTTCGGCGCTGCGTCTCCGAAAGACCTGGCTGATAAGCTGTTCAATGGCGGCGAAGTGAAAAGAATAGCCAGCGCAATCATGGAACTATCAGGATATGGCAATGATGCCGATTCAGAAATAAAAAACTGATTTTCACGGACAGCGATACAAACATCATGTATCTGCTTTTCCGTGAGAAAAATATATTACCTTCACAGTTCTATTTCTGCACACCCGCAGAAAAGAGGATTGTGAAGGTATTTTTTCAGCAGGAACTTGAGGACAGGGCCGAAGAGGCAAAGGGACTTAGCAAATGAGCAGACTGGTAGACGCGATTTTTCGAATAACAGACGAGTTTTCGAAACCGCTTAAAGATTTTAATACAGCGTTGTCTGATGTTGGCCGTCAGGGACGCCAAGCCAGAAAGCAGATCGAAAAAGTCGGCATATCCATTGCGAATGTCGGAACAGGCCTCACTGCAGGTATCACGGTCCCGCTTGCAACATTAGGAGCATCCAGCTACTCGACTTTTGAGAGCGTCAATAAACAGCTCGAACTGGTCGAGGCAACCATGGGCGAGGCAAATTATGCCACAGCCGATTTGTACAAAGAGTTGGGAGATGCCGCTGTTAACTCCATCTTTTCGATGGAGGAAGGGGCAGCCGCATTGGTTAACTATGCCAGACAAGGCTGGGACGCGGCGCAGGCAGCTGACATGCTTGCTCCGGCGCTCAATCTTGCCGCAGGTACAGCTACAGACCTTGATTCGGTTACCAGTGGCCTCGGAAATACGCTAAAGGCATTTGGCGCGGATTCCGGTGAAGCAGCGCACTATGTCGATATGTTTACGCAGGCACAGGCACAGGCAAATACCGATGTGCAGCAGCTTTTCGAAGCCATGTCTATTGCCGGTTCTATAACAAAAACAGTTGGCTGGGGTTTTGAAGACCTTGCGACGCTTGTTGGCGTGTTTGGTGATAACAATATTAGCGCATCCGAAGGTGCTCACGCATTAAGTACAGGCCTCATGAGACTTGCAGATCCCGCGAAACAAGGCGCGACAGCATTGGAAAGTCTGGGCATAAATGCGTTTGATGCTTATGGCAATTTGCTGGAAATGCCGGACTTAATCGAGGAATTACAGAAAGGTTTTGACGGCCTGTCTGATCAGGAAGCTCTTACTGCGGCATCAAGAATTTTCGGAAAGAATCAAGCACCCAGATGGGTTTCATTGATAAATAATGCCGATGTGGATGTGCTTCGAGAAATGAGCGCTAGCATTGTCGACGCATACGGCAATGCGCAACTGGCAGCTGATGCTTTGGTTACTCCGACCGAGAAGCTGAAATCTACATTTGATGTCTTCAAGGTATCGGTCGGCAGCTTGCTGGCTGATGTCGCGGTACCGTTGATAAACAAAGCTACTGAATTGGTTGACGTATTCCGTCAGTTAAATCCGGAACAGCAGCAAACCATCATAAAAATGGCTGGCATTGCTGCGGCTGCAGGCCCGGCATTGCTTGTATTCGGAAAGCTGATTATAGGGGCAAGCCACCTCATGGGAGCATTTGCGACAATCAGTCATGCTGGCGGCCTGCTGAAAGCCGGATTTGCTGCGGCCTCTTCTCCGGCGGGTATCCTGATCGGAGCTTTTGCCGGTATTGCTGCGATTGCTTTAGTTTTAGCGACGCACATAGACGAAGTGAAAGCCGGTATCGCGACCATGTACGAGAAGAATGCCCCGTACATTGATGCAATCGGTGAAGCCTGGAATGGTCTGGTCGAGACAATGGCACCCATCCTTACGTGGGTTGTTGATGTGTTTTCAGCGGGTGTTCTTGGCGCATTCAAGGGCATTGTTGAAGGCGATGGTGTTACGGTAATCCTTGACGGTATCGCAACATCCATTGACGGTGTAAAGAACGTCGCGAGTGGCCTGATCACTTTCCTCAGTGGTACATTTTCAGCCGACTGGAAAACGGCGTGGGAAGGCATTAAAACGTCGTTTGAAGGAATTATTGACTTGATCCTTGGACCGCTTGAGAGCCTGGCCGGTTTGATCCAGAGTGTCGGGGAGGGCGTCAAGGGCCTTGCAACAGACGCGCTGGAGAAGGCAAAAACCGGCTGGAATGATTCCTTTGTCGGAAAATACATACCGATCGGCGGTAATGCTTCTGGCACATCGTACTGGCAGGGCGGCTTTACCAGGGTAAACGAGTCCGGCGGAGAGATCATTAACCTGCCTTCCGGCACGCAGATCATTCCGCATGACGCATCGCGGAATACGCCTGTTGGAGCGGGCAACATCAATATCGCGAAGCTTGCGGATTCCATCGTTGTGCGCGAGGAAGCTGACATTGACCGCATTACGGACATGCTTACACGAAAACTGATCAAGGCGCAGGATAACATGGGCGCCATGTCGATGGCATAGGAGGGCTGAATGGATATCGTACTTACATCATCAAGCGGCTCCATCACCTTCCCGGTGCTGCCGTCGTCATACAGAGTCAGCAGTGCGCAGAATAACACGACCGTGAACGTCAATGCCGTCGGAGAGGTCAACCTGCTGGGCTGGCCAAACCTCGACACGATATCATGGTCGTGCTTCTTTCCACGGATAGATGAAACTTATGTCACCGGCGACGTAATGACGCCGTACGAATATGTCGAGCGTATCGAGCGCATGAAGGCTGCCGGTCCGCTCGATCTCCATCTGCTTGATGTGATGGCGATCCACGCAACCATCGAGTCGTTTGAATGGGGAGAATCGGACGGAACCGGTGACATTAATTACACCATAGAACTGAAGCGGTATATCTACATCAACCATGAGGGAGTGGTCAACAAGACGCTCCTGAGCGGCGGACAGGGCAGGTCAATGCCGGATACACCGCGAAACGGTAAGACGTACATCACAAAGGTTGGGGATAATCTTCTGGCCATCGCAAGGCGCGAGCTTGGAAGATCCTCGTGGTCTGATATCTACCGCTTGAACAAGGATGCGATCGGCTCCGATCCGACCGTACTGAAAGAAGGGATACGGCTCCAGATGCCGCTGTGAGGTGATACATGGTTACGGTTGCACTGAACGGAACAGATATCACCGGCATGGTGACAAGTATCAACTGGGGTGGGAGTATCGAAGAAGCTGCGCGGACGTGCGATATTGCTTATGTCAACGCACCGTATGATCCGATCGTCAGGAGCCTGCCGGTGCCGTCCCTGGGCGATTACATCACAGTAGTCGCGGATGGCACGGAGGTTTTCTTCGGACGCATCACCGGGTCGGAGAAATCATCGAGCTACGGAACGGTAACGGCCAACTGTGTGGAAGACTCAAACCTGCTTGCGCACAATAAGTGCAAGTATAACTTTTGCGAACCTACTACGGCGGAAGCCATAGCCAGTATGATCCTGGCTGATAACGAGTTCCCTGCCGGAAGCCTGGCTTCGACTGGCGTTGAGATTGTGTCCCTTGTAATCAACGGAGACAGCATTCTGGACGCGATCACGAAGGCCTACGCAGAAGCGGGCAAGAAGAACGGCAAGAAGTACAGAACCTACATGGAAGGCCGTGCGTTCTGCGTGGGCGAGCAGGGCGATACTTATGTGTCAATCGTGCTGTCGGAAGACAGGAACATCACAGAATCACACTACTCCGAAAAGTCAGACAATGTGGTCAACCGTGTAGTGCTTTATGACGAAAACGGCAACCGTACCGGAGAGGTATCGAACGGATCCTCAACATCTACGTACGGAACCTATACGGAAATTGCCACGACAGAGATCAATGTGGACGCTGAGACGCAGGCGAACAGCATGATGAAAGATCCGGAGCAGTCGCTGTCTGTGACTGCGCTGGGCGATGTCTCCTGCAAGGCCGGCTGTATGGTGCTGTTGTCCGATTCCGCTACCGGAATGCACGGTGAATACCTGGTTAAATCTGATAAGCACACATTTGAGAATAACATCCACACAATGCAGTTAGAGCTTGCATTCAAGGAGATTAAATAATGCTAGGAGCATCCGACCTGCTGAGAATCATGCAGCAAGCAGGAGCATCGCAGATCCCGGAAGGGATCCAGCTCGGCACAATGACATCACATAATGAGTGTATGCTCGGGGATGAAATTCAGCTGAAGGCTTTCCAGCTGTATTTTTTTGAGACTTCCGTCATGCGCTATGCCCGGACAGCGAAAGTGCAGGTCATCGGCATAGGTGAGGAGTTTATCGAGCATGAAGAAGAGCGTCAGGAAGACGACAGATCCGTGTACATGGAGCCGCTTAAAGAGGGCGATATTGTCGCATTGGCTCCGATGCCTGACGGGCGCTATCTGGTTCTTGGCAAGATCATCTCCGGCGAAGAGGTGATTACACTTGAGGAACAGATTGCAGAAGACTGGGGGTAAGAGATGAGTTTATTGCCATCTTTTGCACAGAAAACATATATATCACAGACAACACAGCAGGACACGTCGCTGTCACTGTACGAATATGACGTGGACTTCGGGACGGGCCAGTTCACTGGGAAACGGGTCAACGGACGTGAAGCTGTCAAGGTGTGGATATGGAAATGCCTCATGACCACCCGGTTCTATTTCCCGATCTATTCGTGGATGTACGGATCAGAACTGGAGTCATATATTGGCCGGGCATTGCCGCAGGAATACATCGACACAGATGTAAAGCTTGCTCTGCAGGACGCATTGCTGATTAACCCGGAGATCAGTGAGATTCGGAACTTTTCCGGATACCAGAAGGGCGATGTGTTATACATCAGCTTTACCGCAGTTACAAAGTACGGTGCGGTTGATATAAATGATATCAGGATCGAAGAGTTTGAAACCTATGCCCAGCGAGGTACAAGACGTGCACTGCTTGCGCTGCAGAATGAAATGGTTTACTTTTCGAAGCTGAAGACCGGAAATATTGGCCTGCATACCGCAACAGATGTTGAAAAAGTTGTCACTTTCCTGATTAATGATGATGGGCATCTGATCGCAAGGATGACAGATGATTTTGCAGGACGTGCCAGCGTAACGCTGACAGACACGCATCATGTAAAGGTTGGCTGGAATGTTTGAGAAAAATACATATGACGCGATTATGTCGCGCACAATGGAACGCTATCCGTCAGGACTGCAGACGGATGAGGGCTCCTTTTTATATACTGCCGCCGGGCCAGTGGGTATTGAACACGAACAGATGTATGCGGCCATGGACATCATGCTCGACGAATGCTTTGTCACTACGGCATCACGTGATGGTCTAATCCTCGCAGGTCTCAGCGAAGGATTGTCACCGCATGAAGCGTCCGCTGCGGTTTGGAGTGCACGGGTTACGCCATCCGATCTGGACGTCCGCATGGGTGCAAGATTTAATTGCGGAGCCATGAATCTGATAGTAACCGGAGAGATAACCAAAGGCGTCTGGGCCTTGACCTGTGAAACTGCAGGGAGTGCAGGCAACCGCATATCCGGCGATCTGATTCCTATCGCCTACGTGTACGGCCTAAAGGGTATATCGCTTTTGGAAGTAATCACCGCCGGAAGCGATGACGAGGACACAGAGGATTTCCGTAAGCGTTTACTGACTCATTTCCAGAAGCCGGCCGCATCCGGAAATGCAAACAGCTATATCGAGTGGGCTACCAGTGTCAATGGTGTTGGCGCCGCGAAATGCTTCCCGCTGTGGCAGGGACCCGGCACGGTCAAAGTGGTAATTACAGACTCCAACAGGAGAGCTGCCACACCTGCCCTGATCGCTAAAGTCGCCGAATACATCGAGCAAGAACGCCCAATCGGCGCACGCGTGACAGTGACATCCGGAGAGGAGATCAGTATCAATGTGGGCGCCGTGGTGGAGCTTAAAAGCGGCTATGCACTGTCAACAGTGCAGCAGAATTTTGCAGATACGCTTGCTGCGTATCTGGATGACAACGCTTATGAAATCGACGAGGTGTCGATCAGCAAGGTCGGCTGCATCCTGCTTAACACGGAAGGTGTTAAAGACTACGATTTCCAAAGCTTGCGGTTGAATGACGGAAGAGAGGACGTAATTCTGGCAAATGACGAGATTGCCGTGATGGGCGTTGCGGTGCTGGAGGTAAGCGCATGAATAATACGATATTCCATGAAAAACTGAATAAACTCTCCGGCAGCGTTTATAAGGTTGAGGAAGAAATCACCGTCCCCGATGGTGGTGTATACGAAGAGTATCTTCAGCATGACAACATCTATGAGGATTCACTTTATGTTTTCTCCGGCCCGAACAAAACCGGCGAGGAGTTGGTTTATACGCTGACAGTTCCATCGGATGGTCCGTGGAAGCATATAATCCGCGTGGAAACGGTAAAGCCTAAGATCTATATCAGCTATGATACTCCGGGCGACCAGGTCGAGGCAGAGGACATTAATAAGCTTCAGCGCGCCATCAATTACACACAGAACGAAATCAGCGCTCTTGAAGAAGAAGTGATCGGCGCCAGAACAGGATACACATGGGATAAGCTCCGTGGACAGACTACGGATACCCAGATCGTAATCACCACACAGCCAGCCGATCAGGAGGTTGTAACCGGAACACCGACAACATTCGCCGTGGTGGCAACCGGCACAAACATCCATTACAAATGGCAGTATCGTGATATTGCGGATAACTATTGGAGTAATTTCCTCGTTGGAAACACAGCGACATTATCGATCACGCCCACGGAGGCATGGAATGGCCGCAAGGTGCGATGCATGCTTTCCAATGGCACAGGTGTGTATGTGACGGATGTAGCAACGCTGACAGTCACAGCAGGATAGGGAGGCCGTTATGAGGTACTCCGAATTTCAATACGGTAGCACGCCGGGCGTATACCTCTATGGTGACGCTGAGCTACCTGTCAAGCCGGACGAGACAGACGTCAGCGGATTCGTTGACCTTGAAAAATACGTCCCGCCATTTATCCGCAACATGGACGAATTCCATGCATGGTATGAATCGCAAGGCTATGAGGTTGGGCGCGAGTGGCTCCTGATCCGCATGATTAAGCGGCAGCTGTTCCCGGCGACTATTGACACGGAATGGGGCTGCACATTGTGGGAGGCCATGCTCGGCATCAAGGCAGACGATACGGCCACGATTAGCGATCGCGTTAAGGCGATAATTGCGCGGCGCAATCTCACGCGCACATGTACGCTGGATGTCATAAAGCGCACAGTGGAGAGCGCAACGGGTGTTGAGTGTACTGTCGTGGAATTTCCGGAAGAATATCGGTTTGTTGTGAAATACACCGGCCAGTATGGAGTCATCCGGAACACAAGAACAGTCGAAAAAATCATAGAAGAAATCAAGCCGGCACACCTGGCATTTGAAATCGAATTCCGGTATGTGACCTGGGATGAGGTCAGGGCGTATAAATGGAATGAGGTTAAGGAGTCCACGTGGGGCGGCCTGAGAGTGTTGCAGAAGATTATCAGACAGGATCAGCAGGAAGGAGCAGAGAATGCAGACTACGACGAATTACGGTTTGCGGAAGCCGGAGGGTACAGACGTTGCGGACATCGACGATCTGAATTATAACATGGACGTCCTTGATGTGGAGCTGAAGAAAAAGCTGGACGGCGAAGGTACTGTTACAGACTACGACGAAGCGATCGCTATGACTACGGTCGGCAAAGTGCCGGACTGCACTATCATCGGACGGTTATATCGAAATTTTCTGGCTGGCTGTAGAGCAATCGCCCGGGCTATCACGGGAGGCCGTGACGGTCAGGGTACCGGTGGGGTCACTACAGCCGATACAGCAAGCCCCACGACAATGGCCGCGAACATTACAGAGATGGCCATCAAAAACTATAACGACGGCCTCAATGCGGCAACTGGAACGACTCCGACTGTTACACATGTGTGGGATCCTGCCAGCCCATCAGCCGGTGCTGCCGCAAATATCCAGGCAAAAGTTACAAGTGAGGGCTATGCTGCATTAGCTATTAATTTGGGAAGTGGAGAATATGGTGTTAAAGTATCATATGATGGTGCATTGGGTAAAAATCAAACTAGTGTGAAAGTTAATGTAAAAACAACTTTATTTGGAGAAGATATTGTAAAATACTATAAGAATGACACTCAATTTTATGCATCATTTTTAGATACTTCTGGCAGTCCATTAAAAAATTCACAGGTTAAATTCAATATTAATGGAATATTTTATACTCGCATGACTGATGAAAAGGGTGTAGCTAAGTTAAATATTAACCTAGGTCCGGGCAAATATATTATTACTTCCATTAACAGTAAAACTGGTGAACAAATCAGTAATTATATTACTGTAAAATCAGTTATTGTTGAAAATCATGATTTGGTAAAATATTATAGAAATGCATCCCAATACCGTGTAAAGATTTTAGATGGACAGGGTAATCCTTTAAGTGGAGTTAATGTAACATTTATAGTAAATTGCATATTTAATTTAATTTATTTAAATATAATTTATTCAAGTTTTAACTAATTTTTTGGACTTCCCATTCAGTATTGTGTTTTGGATTTAATTTTTTTATTATTGGTTTTATATAATTATTAAGTACTTTATTCCATTTTGTTTTTGATTTTACTTTTTCGTAAAAAGATTTTTCAACTAATTCACTTAATATTTTCTCTTTTTCCTTTTTCTTAAGTTTTGGATAATTGGAGATTGTGTTTATTTTGTATGAAGCTATTTCTCGTTTATTGTCTTTCCAAATTTTTTCTTCAGGTTGTAACTGTGGAGAGTAAAAAGGCAAATAACATAAGATAATATTTAATTCTGCTGCTTTTTCTTTAACTAATGTGGAAATATGGGATTTAAAGTTGTCTATTAATAATACTATTTCTCCTAATGGATTTTTTCCTCGCAAAGATTCCAAACAATGTACAATTGATTCTTTGGTTGAATTTTCAAGGAAAACTAAATCATCTTTTCCATTTTTGCATAATGAATAGGCTCCTGCAACTTTACACTGCAAGTGTGTGGTGTCCATGTCCATTTTAGGTTTGTATAATGACCATACGTGGACATTATTAGCTGTAAATTGGAATGCAGATTCATCGAAACTGAAAATTAAAAATGGTTCATTTGTATCTAAATTGATTATGCTTTCAGTTTCAATATCGTATTTTAAGTTGTATTTTTTGAAAATATGATATAATTTAAGGTAAAATGATGATTTATAATATGGACTTTGTCTATAATCTTTTGGGTAAGGTTTTGCGAATTTTGCATTAAATTTAGTTCTTAAAAGTCGAGTTATATAGGAATATGAATAGGTAACTCCATATTCTTCTTGAATTATACATAATATTTCCCATGTGAACCAATCATCACGTTCACTTAGTTTTTTTTAATTGAATCCAATTCATCGTTTGTTAATTTCGGTTTTCTTCCTTGTCCGGATTTTTTTAATAATCCTTCGTATTTGTTTTCATTCCATTGTTTTGTCCACGAATTACCTGTTACTGGAGTTATATTTAAAAATGATGATGCTACTTCGGTAGAAAATCCTAATAATTTAAATAATAAGTAAATTAGTTTTCTGTAGACAAATAAGTCCTTTTCATTTTTTATGAGTCCAATTATTTTATTTAATTCATCTTTATTTTCTTGATCAATATCATTGAAATTTTCAATGATATTTTTGGTTTGTTTTTTATTTTCTTGTTTATTTGAGTAATAATTCCCAATATTGACATTAAATTGAGTTTCTAGTAGATTTTGAGTGCCTACATAACTGTAATCAATGTTCCATTTGTTTTTTATTATTTCCACAACATCATTAACTAACCATTCATCTTTTGTGTCTAAAATTGATTTTAATTCAGTTAATTGATTTTTATCTAATTTTGGGTTCCTTCCTCCTTTTCCTTTCGGAAGTAATCCATTATAACCATTTTCTAACCATTGATCTTCAAGATTGTATGCTGTTGATTTTTTTATTCCTGCTAATTTGTAGGATTCTTTTTTTGTGAATCCTAATGCTTTAAATCTAAAATAAGAAAGTTTTTTATACATTTTTGTGTTGTTCTCATTGTCCATTAGCAAATTTATTTCATCAACTGAAAGGTCATTCCTTGATTTTAAATTTTCTAGACTCATGATTATTATTTATGGATAAAACTAGTATAAATAATTTATTCCAAATAATTTAATTAAATTAAAATAAATTAATTTAACAATTCACTATAAATTATTAATTAACTAATATATTCTAGAGGAGCGTTTAAATATGAAAACTCACGATGGAGTTGTACTACTTATGCTCCCTTATATGTATTTCATTCTTTTTTCATTTCAGATGCGGAAATTTCTTAATTCTGTATAATGCTGTCGGGCATGCTAAAATAAAACATGTCACTGATGTGATAAGTAACAGAAGCCCTGATCCTGCATCAAC